GAGCAGATAGGACTGAGCAATTTTGAACGCTCCCTATGTCTCCTTGCACTGACGGGTCATGATATAACAAACCCGGAGGATCCGAACGAAACAAAACCTCAACGAAGAGGTCAGTTGATGGGATCCATAATGTCATTTCCTATTCTCAACATAATAAATTGCGCAGCGGTTAGATGGGCTGAAGAGATTAATTCAGGGAAGTTAATTCCCTTAAAAACTCTCAAAGCAGCCTTCAACGGTGACGATATTATGGCGAGGACCACAAAAGACGGCTATAACATCTGGTCAAAGATAATCCAGCTCTTTGGACTCGAGGAGTCAGTTGGCAAAACATTCTTCTCAGAACATTTTGTCCAAATGAATAGTACCAATTTCATAAAAGAAGATTGGCCTCACGAGATAAGGAGGGTAGATTTTCGAAGACAGGATGGAAAGCCGCTAATGGACTGCTTCTTTCGAAGGGTTCCACTAGTAAATATGGGTCTAATTAAAGGAATGAAAAGATCAGGAGGTCGACTAAGCATAGTCGACAAAGACGATCGAGACATTACTATAGGAATGAAAGCAAGAGAACTGTGGAATACACTACCATCTTTCTGCAGAAACAGATGCTTCCAGAGCTTCATTAATGAAAATAAAGAGCTGCTGGAGAAGACCAGGTTGCCCTGGTATATACCAGAATTCCTCGGTGGACTAGGCTTTCCAGAATATGGAAGACCAAGCCGCCAGGACTTAGGTATAGCTAGGAAGATACTACTGGACATTTCAAGATACCGACCAAAAAACCTCTCGTCTATAAGTAAAGACAGCTTTGAACTTTCGAACAAGGCTATCAAGATTACAAGCGAATATCGCTATAACCCCTTAGAGGAGGACGTTAAAAGGTCTGATAAATTGAGACAAGCAGTAACACTCTTCCAGCTCTTCAATGCAAATGAGCTCACCAGAACAAAAGGTAGTGATGCTATAATTAAATCTTCTATAAGGCATAATGAGAAAATTTGGAACCCAAAGAAGAACCCCCCTATGGGCCTGAACATACAGAAAACGTTCATAAATGAACATTTGGAGATATTCAAGGCACCTGGAGAGTTCTCCCTAGCTGACCTAAAAGATCAGCCCACTGAAATTTTCTCACAGGCGAGACTGATAAGGTCTCGCCCCCTCATCGACAAGGCTATATGGCAATTACTTGCTTCATAGACTTATAGATCTTCCGTCAAAACCAAATTCTAGACTAAGTCCAAAACTTGGGCAATGCAAACATAGAGTACACAGGCTATTTATAACCTTGGAGAGACTTCTCTACCAATGTGTACCTTACGTCTGCACTGCGTTGGATCC